CTCCAGCCCCTGGATTTGAGGAGTTGGCTTGCCGGTCAGAGGGGCACGACTATGTGGCCAATCACAATACCCAGGGATAAGATGAGAACAGAGGTGGTTGGAGTACTTCCAGTGGAGGTAGCAAAGGATCGGTGGTTTGTAGTGACACATGGAGAGGTGCCAAAGTTTGGGGAGAGAAAGAAGAAGTCTGGGATAGGAGCAGGAGCAGTGGGAGCGCCTCCTTTGAATCTTGCGGATATGGCACAAATATATAGGGAGGGAAATAATATCAGAATCCAAGCGCCAAGATTTCAGTGGAATGATCCCCCACCCATCCCAATAGGCCGGAGAGATCCAGAGGATGGATTCTAGATGATCCTCGACTATTCAGCACATAGGGCTTGGAATTATTGCCCTGCAAATTGGTTTGAGCTTTACTGCCATCGTAGGAGGAAGGCTTGGCCAAAAGCCCAGAGGGATGATGCCCTGGCGCTAGGCTCCTTAGTCCACGAGGGCCTCCGGAGATGGCAGGAGGATCGTGTGGTAGAGATACCAGGGGAGGTGATTGAGGAGGTCACACCAACTCAGGATCTAGTTGTGCAGGCCCTAGAACTTGTGAGTGGATATGCACAGAGGTATCCCGAGGAGAATTGGGAGTTAGTGAAATGTGAGGAGCCCTTGAGGTTTCCTCTTACAGATAATGGTTGGTTTTGCCCTACCCATGGTAAAAACTATAACCAAAATCGAAAACATGGGGATCAGTGTGTTGAGTGTTTCAAATTTTTTCATTATCAAGAGCCTCTTGAGGGCCTCGCTAAAATAGACGCCTACTTCTACGTCCCAGAACCAACTACAATCGAGAGTGGCCAGGAGGGGCTCACATTTACCCTCAGTCCTGGTTGGTGGATTCATGAGTATAAGACCAAAAGCCCTCAGGTAGGCCTAGGACAATTCATGCAAGGATGGGAAATGGGGATGCAGGCGAACTATCAGATACTTGCCCTCCAGTTCCAGATTAACCAACGAGAGTATCTTCCAATTGGAGATCCATCAGAGTTAAAAGTACAAGGTATTCTAGTAAATGTCTTGGAAAAACCCAAGCGCTACATCCCCAAGAGGAAATGTAAGACCTGCCAGGAGAGCTATGAGTTTAGCCTCTGGATTCCTACTGGGGAGGGAACTTGGTGCTGTCCAGTGTGTGGGTCAAGGCAGGAGTTACAGAAGCTAAAAGAGAATCCCTCTGTGACACCTCCGGCCTACTATAGGATTGTGGTTACCCGGACTCCAGAGCAACTAGCCCAAGCCCGAGGGGAGATGATTGTAGTAGGACAGAGGATGATTATGATGCAGACCAACGGGCTCCACGCGGAGCCCTGGACCCGAGACAATTGTGTGGATCAGCGCTGGGGCCGGGCATGTCAGTTCTTTAGTCCTCATCTTACAGGGCAATCAACATTAGAGAATCCGGGGTTTATACAAGTTGAGGATTACCGAAAGATTGGAGAGGGGATATAGAATGTACCTTATTCTATCCATAGTAAATCTATTCCTAATGATTGCATTCCTGGATAACCACCTCGCTGCTGTGTGTTTCCTTATGGCAATGATAGTATTTGGGATTTGTGCAATCTTTGATGACTATAGTGGCCCAGGGCCTCAGTGTATGATATGAGGCGTATAAATCGTGGGAAGAAGACTAGGCAGAGGCTGCGAGATGAGGTGATTGCGAGGTCGGCGCTTAATCAATCAATACCCAGTCAGTATTTGAATGATTGGATAATTCTAAAATCACGAGCAAGACTAGTAAATACCCGTGATGGAAAAGAGAACTATTGACGTATAATATTCCAGGGCTAAATATTTATGGCTCCAATGATATCCTGGGGCCAAACTCGAAGCTAGCAATGCTCCTCTGGGCACCTTCTGGGAATGGGAAAACAAACCTCGCAGGGTCACTTGACCGGTTGACTCAGAAGTTTGATGGGAAGAGAACACTATTTATTCCGGTGGAGGCCAGTGAGGGAGGTGGGGCGGCAACAATCCGAGAGTTAGATGTGCCAATGATAGTCCCGAAGGATCTATCGGGACTTAATAAGATCCTCGGAACTTTACGGAATGATAAAACCTTTGGAGGGATAGTTCTGGATAGTGCCACGGAACTAGTCAAGCAACACATCAAGCCCGCTGCACTCAAGTATCCTCCAAAGGAGAATTTTGCCACCCGGGGAGTAGGGGTACCCACTAGGTCTGACTACCAGGTGATTGGGGAACTCACAAGTGAGGTGTTTCGCCAGTTAATGCTCATGACCACTCATGAGAACCCAGACTACCGGAAGCACCTCATTGTGACGGCTACGGATAAGTATGAAGAGGAAGATGAGAAGGTGATTTGGAGAGGGCCGGAGCTTAGTGGAAGGATGGCAAAAGAGGCGGTCTCTCTCTTCCAAATTGTAGGGACCATTGAGGTTAAGGCCCAGGTGGTAAATGGAAAAAGAGTGGTGGGGAGATACCTCGTGACTAGCACCGATGGAGTGAAGGCTGTGAAGGATCGGTTTAAGGTCTTCCCCCCTGAGATTAAGCTCCGGAAGGATCTCTCCGATCAGGATGGTATGGATCTTTGTGATATCTGGGAGAAGTATTGGTTACCAAATGTGAGGAAGGAGGTCCAAAGTTAGGATGTATATTGTTGGTACGGCAGCTAGGAAGGATGAGAGGTGTCCTAGATGTGGGACCCCTGGAGCCCATAGTGTAGGAGGCTGTCAGCAATGGTGCTGTCGATACTTTCAGTGCCAACAATGTAGGTATGAGTTTACAGTGAATGAGGATTATGAGTGAGGAGGACGATGGCAAAGAAGAAGAGAGAGGAAGTGATTGGATTTATCTCTCAGGTACAGCAGACGCACCCAGCTTTAGACATAATGGACAGATCTGTACTTGGAATAATGACAACTGGCACTGCCAGTAAAACCTAAGGAGGCAAATGAGCAACAACCAAGGAGGCCAAGCATTGGCAGAGACTAACTACGAACACATTAATATTATGGAGATTGACCCCAGCTACAAGCCTATCCCGGCTGGGATGTATAATCTTCAGATTAACAAACTCACCCCCCGGTTGGTAACACCAAATAAGGGAAAGAATGCAGGGAAGGAGGTTCTTGTTCTGAATGGCTCCTTCACTGTAGTAAATGAGGAGAACTACTCGGGGAGGAAGCTTTGGCAATCTTTCTGGGCCTCAAATCCAGTGGATTTGAAGGACCTTCGGCGGATCGCTGATGCTACAGGGGTGACCCAGGTAGAGGGTCAAACTCTCTCAGAGTATGCCTTGACCTTTGAGAATCTCAATCCCCCCGCAGAGTTCAAGGTTCCTGTGGATATTGAGAAAGCCTGGCAAAGTGAGGAGGATGTGAATAAGATTAAGTTCAACGGCGCTCAACCCGTCTAGAAGAGGCTGTTGAATTTTGATGGTTGGGGGCTAGTGCTACGCTGGCCCCTGGCCTACCTTCAATCATGACATACAAAGAGAAAGAACGAGAGTTTTGTAAGTGGTTTGTAGCACAGAGATATTTTACCTTTAGAGATTTTCCCAGCAAGGAGACATCTAATGAAATCCCAGGAGGAACTAGACAAGAAGATCAAGGATACAGAGTGGGAGATGAGAGCCTGGAGGGACTCTCGGGCGAGGGCTAAGGATCAGCAGGAGGAACAGCATGAACAGTTTTGTGCAAATCAGGTGGATATTCTGGAAGTAGAACTCCAGACACTTCTTTGGGTTGTGGGGATTAGTCAATCATGAGTCAACAAATCTGGTTCACAGCGGATACTCATCTTGGACATTCCCGGATTATTGACTATTGCAAACGCCCCTTTCAAAACCACGAGGAGATGGAAGAAGAGATATTACAAAGGTTTAATTTCTGTATTAAAAAGGGAGATCTCCTTTACCACCTCGGGGATGTGGCCTGGTCCTCTTACTATCTCCCAGCTTTCACCCAGAAACTAAACACTAAGGCAATCTACCTTGTGAGAGGAAACCACGATAAGCAGCATGAGAATAATTACAAGGCCGCTGGGTTTATTTGGGTGAAGGATTTAGCAAAGATTACTGTAGGCTCAGTACCCGTGGTGATGTGCCACTATCCCATGAGGAGTTGGGTCTCAAAGGGGTATGGGGCAATCCATATCTATGGCCATGTTCATGGAACACTTCCAGGACATGACCGCTCCTTAGACGTAGGAGTTGACCCCCAGAGATTCTACCCCATCTCTTTTGATGAGCTTTATGAAAGAACAAAGAACATCCCTATGTTCCAGGATGGAGATAGGGAGAGTCACAGGAGGGATCGGGAGGAATAATGGCCCAGGACTACAATGAAGAAATCTTAATCTCCCGCTATACCCTGGAGTATCTCCTTAGGCAGATGGAACTAGCTCGGGATAGAGCG